ATATACAGAGGAGCATGTAATGTTTCTACTTGGTAAGTATAGGACATTTCTATTGAAACAGAGATACTCAGATGTAAAGAAGCAGATACCTGAGAGTAACTATCAGACTATATGCTTGGATTTAATTGAGGTACCTGCTATATCAGGTGAACCTTGTGAAGGTGGTTTTTATCTAAGAAGTAAGGAGAAGATACCTTTCCTAATGAAGATAGGTAATCCCAAGGTATATCCAGTTGATTATTATCAAGGAGAGATTACCTATGTAAGTAGGGAAAGGATGAGATATGTAGGATATAATAAGTATCTGAAAAATATCATCTATGCTTCTATTGGTCCAGATAATTATCTATACTTTAAGTCTTTCAATCCACAGTATTTGTATCTTGAAAAGGCAAGAATGACAGGTATATTTGAAGACCTACAGGCTGCATCAGAATTGCAGTGTCCTAATGAGAATGGTGATACAGTATGTGATATATTAGATAGAGAGTTCCCTATAGAATCTGCATTAGTACCTCCACTTATCCAGCTTGTAGTCGAAGAATTGACTAAGGCTGAATACAAGCCAGAAGACAAGGAAAATAATTCTGATGATGACTTATCTAATGTAACAACTAAATAGTGAGTTATGGAATCTTGTCAAGAAGAGAAGGGTAGGGGATTGGTTGATTTCCTAAACTTCATTAAGAAAGTGAATGAGCCAAGGGTTCATAAGGTTAGAGGTTCTTATGGTGTATATGATGCCTATAAGTGGATAAGAAAGAATAGATGGCTCAATATTGGAAGATGCCTTACAGAACATGAGTTCTACAGCATTATAAGGAAGGTTAATGATTACTTAGCTGATAGTTTCCTTCATGGTAATGATATTAAGTTACCACATAGAATGGGTAGAATAGAGCTAAGGAAATATGATGTGAGAGTTAGTTTTGATGGTGAGAAAGTTAAGACTAACCTACCTATAGACTGGGATAAAACTCTTAAATTATGGTATGAAGATGAAGAAGCCTATAAGGAAAAAACACTTGTTAAAGTGGAGGAAAAAGAAATTTTTAAAGTCTACTATAATAAGCAATTAGCAGACTATAATAATCAGGTCTTCTATGAATTTAATATCAATAGAGAACTGAAGAAGAGATTAAAACAAAGAATAAAAGAAGGAAAATTAGATGCTTTTATATTATGTGGGAAGATTTAA